TTTTGCCGTCAAGGAAGACCAATGCTTGTTCCTTGGCGACGGAACCAGCACTTACGGCGGCATCCTTGGTTTGGCCAATGCCTTGGCAGCGGGTGCTTACGCACAAACCGCAACCAACATCGACACCCCAGCCGAGATCACCATTGCCTCCTTTGAGGAAGCGATGGGCAAGTTGCTGATGCTGCCTGGCATTCAGCCGAAGTGGTACTGCCACAGCTCGATTTACTACAACGTGCTGCAACGGCTGGCCAATGCTCAAGCTGTCAACGTGGCCAACTACGCAACCGGCATGGGTCCAATCTTCATGGGCTATCCGGTCGTGTTCTGCCAAGCAATGGACAGCGGAGCCCCGACGACTGACCTGAGCGGCAAGTTCATCGCCTACTTTGGCGACATGAGCCGGGCCGTTTCGATGGGCCAGAAGCGTGGCATCAGCATCGCAGTCGATAACAGCTACGGCTTCAACACCGACAGCATCTACTTCCGCGCAACCGAACGTTTCGACATCAACTGCCACGAACGTGGAACCACGGCCACTGGTGGACCGATCATCGGCGTCCGCTGCAATCCGTCATAGTTGAGCCAAGTGTTCTGCTCCACTTGGGACCGTCGGGAGGGGGCGGTTCGCCGCTCCCTCCTTTTTCTTGAACAAACCAATACCTGACAAGGAACCGATAAATGAAGACTCTCCAAAGCTGCGTGTTCTCCACGCTGCTCGCCCCGATTACCGCTGCGACCACCGCACGGACTGCCAACCTCGATTGCCAAGGTGCCGATTACGCAACCATCAGCATTGCTGTCGGTGCGGAACTGAACACCAACAGCACGAACGTCGTCGTCTCCCTCAAGGAATCAGACGACACCACGGCATCCAATTTTGCCACGTTCAACAGCACCTACGCTTTCACCATCGACAACACCGCAGCGGCTGAGACCGTCCTGCATGTGGACCTCAATGGCCGCAAGCGGTATCTGCAAGTCGGACTCACACCGGACGCCACGACCAATGGCCCGGTATTGACCTCGGTGGTCGGCATCCTGCAAAAGGAAATCGCCGCCTCCGCAAACACCAACAATGCCGATTACGTCAAGGTTGGTTAATCATAAGACGGTCACCAGCAGCGGAGCAGAACGCTATGGATACACACAAGGAAGCGAAGGTTGCCGCGTTAATGACGGCTCCCAGATACGAATGCGTCTGGAGCCGCAACGTCATCGACCACGCTTTTAAGAAGGCAGGGATTCCGATTGTCGTTTCGGGCGGCGTGTTCTACGGGCAGTGCATGCAGCGGATGCTGGAAGACGCCATCGACCACGGCATCGACGTGGCTATTACGGTGGACTTCGACAGCTGCTTCACCGTGGAACACGTTCACCGTTTGCTTGGCGTGCTTTACAGCGACGAGAAATACGACGCTGTGGCGGCGATGCAGTGCAAGCGGGGCAAGCAAATCCCGCTGTTCACAATGGGCGGCGAGACGCGGGTGGAATACTGCGGCCAACCGCTGGAAGTGACGACGGCACATTTCGGGCTAACGGCCATGAAGCTGGACCGGCTCAAGGACGTGCCGAAGCCTTGGTTCTGGTGCAGGCCGGATGCGGATGGCAAGTGGACCGACGCCAAGATTGACGATGACATCTGGTTTTGGAATCGGTTCCGTGAGGCTGGGCGACGGGTCTGGGTAGACATCGACTGCCGCATCGGGCACATGGAAGAGATGATCGCTATCTACGACGAGAACCTGCAACCGCAGCACATCTACCCAGAGCAGTGGCGGCAGCAGTATATCGAGCGCAAGGAGCAGAAGGCATGAAACTGAAACAGGTCCAGCAGGTGCAGGTTCAGCTGCTCCGCAACTGGAACGGTCGCAATGCCGATGACGTGATCGAAGTTTATCCCGGTGTAGCAGATTGTCTGGTGAGGTTTGGAAATGGGCGGATTCTCAATCAGCGGACCATTGCGAACGGCGGACAAGTCGATCACGCAGACAGCCCCGACAGTGGAGCCGCTGCTGCTCAGCGAGGCGAAAAAACATCTAGAAATCGCCGACGCTGACAGGGCTCACGACGATCATCTGGAAAACCTCATTCAGCAGGCCCGTGAACAGGTCGAGCATGACTGTCAAGTTTGCCTCATATCTCGCACGGTTACGGAAAAGTTTAACTGGTCGGGCGACGAGGAATACTGGCAACTCTACTACCGGCCAGTCTCGGCGGTCACTTCGATCACCTACTACGACTCAGCCAACACGCAGCAGACATTTTCGGCCAGCCTCTACAGCCTGGACACGGACCGTCGCCGCGTGTGGCTTAATAGCAGCGCGGCATGGCCGACAGCCTACGACCGCTGGGACGCCATCAGCCTAGCGTACACGGCTGGGTACGGTGCGAGCGGAATCTCGGTGCCGCAGATTTACAAGCAGGCGATGCTGCTGCTGATTGGCTATTACTTTGAAGAACGCACGATGATGGGCAACGAAGTCATCACTGGCGGATTCAAAGCCTATGAAAACCTGCTGGCCCGGCTCAAGCGGAGTAACTACCCGTGAGATTAAAAGCTGGCCAATACCGTGATCGCATTTATGTCTACAAAGAAACCTCCGACGATGGCAGCGACGACCCGGCGTTCGCGACGACGCTGTGGCGTGACCTGCCATGTAGCATCACCGCAGTCAGCGGCGGCGAGACGTATCGCGGCAGGCAAATCGAGGCGACTGTCTCACACGTCATCGAAATGCGGTACTACGCCGGGATATTGCCGAACATGCGAATCTACCAGCCGCTGACCCAGACTTACTACGAAGTGAGCCGGGTGCTGGCGATGGACAGTAACACACAGCTGATGATTCAGGCGACGGAGGTGGTTGTCTGATGGCAAAAGCTAAGATGGCTATCGAGTCCAGCATCAGCGAAGACGTCAAGATCGAAGACTATCTCCAGCGGGTTGATTTGCTGGTTCGTGGCAAAGCACTGGCCGACGCACTCAAGGCAGCGTCCAAGATTGTGCAGAAGGATGCACAGGCACGGATCCCACGCAGCGACCGGACCGGAACCAACAAGAAGAAAAGCAAGAAGCAGCGGGACCGTGACATGCTGCGGAAACCGCTGGCCGACAGTATCGCCATCAAGATGGTTTCTAAGAACGACGGGATGCTGCACATGGCGATCACCGGCCAAAAGCTGGAGCCGCACATGAAAGGCAAGGACCGCAAGAACACGACCGCACACGGGCACCTGCTGGAGTTTGGGCACAAGGCGTACTTCTGGAGCGACAAACCGGCGACACGCAAAACGTTTGTAGAGGCTAAGCGGTGGCTGGCACCTGCCGTTGATTCAACGCAGATTCAGCAAAACCAAGCGGTTATCAGCAGCCTCGAAAAGTCTATCAGGAGCAGCCGCTGATGCCTGACATCCTGAACAGTTTGAGAATTTACCTGAAGACCAAGTCGGCGATCACGGCACTGGTCGGCAGCGGCGACGCGGCCCGCATCTATTTCCACGACGCCAAAGAAGGGGCGGCCATGCCCTATATCGTCATGGAGATATTTGAGGGCCAGTCGCTGGAACACCTTGCCGGAATTAGCGGCGTGTGCAGTAACCGCATCCAGATTGATTGCTACGGCGTCACGGCTGCGGCTGCTTACGGACTTGCGGAAGCGGTACGTCTCGCACCTCTGCAAATGTTTCGGGGTTCGATGGCCACTGGCGGCGACTTGGTGCGGGTGTTGAACGTCACCGGGAATGTCAGCTATCGTCGGGGGTTCGATCCGCCGGTGTCTGGTTCAAGTCAAAAACGGTACTGGGTTTCTAGGGATTACATCGTCATGTATCAGGAGGCTACGAGCTAATGGCAAATACACGAATCGACACAGGGCACGGCGGCAGCATCACGTTCGGAACCAGCAGCCGTGGGCTGAACTGGTTGACCATCGACGCTGGCGAGCGTTCCCGACCAGCAATCGACATCACGCACCTGGCCAGCACCGCGCCAACCTACATGGCGGGCGACTTAGAAGAACCGGGCGAGGTGACGCTGACCGCACAATACGACCCAGCGGCGACAGCGGGCTGGTACGCAACCAGCACCACATCCGAAACCGTGACCATCACTTGGCCGGTCGCACCTGGCGGAACCACTGCGGCGACCTACGCCGGAACCGGACTGGTTACACGGGTGAAGTTTCCGACGCTGCAAACGAACCAAGTCCAGACCTGCGAGCTGACCGTGAAATGGACTGGGGCAACCCCGCCAGCATGGACACCGGGCAACTAATTGGAGGCAACGATGGCAGAGCGTGTAAGGCTGGCACCACATCCGGCCAAGAACAAAGACGGCGGACCGCTGTTTCCGATGCTGCGAAGCATCATCGCCGACGGTTACGGGCTGGTCGGCTACACTGGCGACCCGCCTTACCACCGGGTCCAGTTCATCAACTGGTTCGCGGCACAAGAACCGTGGATTGTGACGGCGGTGAAGGTGCTGGTGGAGACGGAGTTTGGCATCAAGCCTGACCAGATTAGCAGCGTACCGGAACCAGTGGCAGTCAACGAGGAGGACGACGAGTAATGGCAAATGAAATCAGCGTCACGATTGGCGCGAGCGTGACCAATGGATACTTGCGGCAAACAACGCAGACGCAGACGCGGCAGTTTAACCAGACGACCGCACGGGCTGGCAGCGTTTGCCAAGACGTCGGCACCTCGGAGGAGACGGTAGCGTTTGGCGATGTCGTGCCGGGCTATGTCGTGGCGACCAACTTAGACACGACGAACTTCGTCAGTCTGCGGTTTGCCAGCGGCGGCGGCAACGCCATCCGGCTACCAGCCAATGGCGGGCAAGCCTGCTTCCATTTAGGAACGGGCATCACACTGTATGCCATCGCAGACACAGCAGCGTGCAAAGTCAAGTTTGACAGCTACAACACCTAAGGAGCAGCCGGTGAATCGAGAGCAGTTTTTGAAGGCACGGGAAACGAAGATTGTTAGCGTTGACGTGCCCGAGTTTGGCGTGGTCAAGATGCGGGAGCTGCCGGAATCGATGCGGGTGCGGGAGTTTGACCTGTGGCTGCGTCCAGGCGACAAGGTGAACAAGCAGCGGCAGCAGGACGCACGGCTGAAGATCGTCAGTCTGTGCGTGGTCGGCGACGACGGTGAGCCTTATCTGACGGAAGACGACTTCCCGCAGATGCGGCAGATGCCATCGGCTGTCGTCACACGGCTGGCGGATGTGGCGATGTCGCTGGCCGGGCTGAGCGATGAGGACATCGGCGACAAACTAAAAAAAACATCAGGCGACTAAGGCACAACCATCGGCGATTTCTGCACCTGAAGCTCGCCGAACTTAGCGGCAGGCTAGACGCCGATGCAGTGGCCGACGAACTGGACCGGGAGCAGTTGTTTGAGTGGTGGGCGTTCGGCTACCTGAACGGATGGTTCCCGGCAGCGGAAGAAAAAAAGGGCATGGACCCGCAGGCGGCAATGGACTTTTTCCAAAGGTTAGGACATGGCTAGCACGACGATTCATACGCTGTCCTACAAGATGGTCGCCGATACGCAAAGCTTTACCCGTGGCCTAGTCAGCAG